CTTGAATGTTGATAGCTCGAGTGGATATCCTTGGGTCCTCAAGTTGCGGAAAAAGGGGAAGCGTGATTTTTTAGACAATGATAAGAAAGTGATAGATGATCGGATGATACGTGCTTGTGAGGAGCGTGAGATGCGTGCTTCTATTGGTAAAAGATCATTGACAGTTTTCTCCGACCATCTTAAAGACGAGAGGAGACCGAAAAAAGGTCAAAAGTTCTTGAAACCTAGGTTGTTTAGCGCTGGCCCGTTGGATTTTACATTGGTTTTTAGACAGTATTTTGGGGCTTTTATTGCTTTTGTTATTCGCCATCGCATTGAGAATAGTGTTGGAATAGGGATAAATCCACATGGTTTGGAATGGACCATGTTAGCTGATCACATGCACCAAAAAGGGGATGACATACTTGCTGGGGATTTTTCAAATTATGATGGTACTTTAAATGCTGAGATGTTGTGGTGTGTGTTGGAAGTTGTCAATGCCTGGTATGTGGATGGAAATTCTAATATACGTGAAGTTTTGTGGTCGGAGATTGTTAATAGTGTGCATTTGTATCGTAATCATTTATATGTGGTTGATCATGGTAATCCATCAGGTAATCCCATTACAACGGTTTTGAATTCCTTGTATCAATATTTAGCATGGGTGTATGTCTTTTTAGATATAGGTGTAGGTTTGTGTGAGTTTTGTACGCATGTTGATATAGTTACGTATGGAGATGATAATATTGTATCAGTGAGAGGAGCTCGTTTTGATCCAGATATCATAGTTGAAGGTTTTAAGAAGATTGGGATGGTCTTAACATCGGATGTGAAGGATGAGGCGTTTCACTATAAACCTCTGAGTGAGGTAACGTTTCTTAAGAGAAGATTTGTTTACAATGATCTTCTGGGTAGGTTCTTGGCTCCTTTGCCCTTTGATACCTTGGTTGAAATGCTTTATTGGTATCATAAACCTCACCACTGGAAGGAAGTTGGATATGATATCATCCAAGCTAGTGTGCGTGAGTGTGCTCACCATGGTATTGATGTTTTTAATGAGTTTGTGGATAAATTGACTCGTGTCCTGGTTGATCGTGGTTTGAGAGTGGATTGTTTTTTGACATGTGGTGAATATCAGTTGCGGATGTTGGAAGATGGTTATTTGGATATTGTAGAATTTTAATTTTTGTTCAATGTGGGCTTTATTAGTCTGTGTTGTGATGTACTTTTAGCTATAGTTGTTGTAGTTCTAAACATATGAGTGTGCATTTCTCTACCAGGGATATACCCTGGAGTAAGAAATTAAACCTTTGGAATAAAACAAGTATGTAATTATAGACCTGAAAAGGAATTTCTTATCAAACAGTATTTATGCGTTTAGTATTTATATATGCGGTAAGTTGTATATTGTGATTTATTTTTGAATCAAGACAGCTAAGTCTAAGTGATATTGTACATCAGTAAACTTTAAGTTAAAATCCAGATATAATGATTGTACTTAAATGGTGGTTAAAAGTACGATTGTGATTGTTGGTTTCTCGTTGAGAAGGAGCAGGTGTATTTACACCTAGTGATGAGTGTGTGGCTCCCAAAATGTAGGCTACTCATCCCACCCGTCCCCATTAAGGAATAATCAGTTTTAGTGCTAGGACGTAAATACTTTTGATTGCTGCTTTAATACCAAGTGATAAACCCGATTCATCGGGATCTATTTATGGAGAAGGTGACACCATGTTGGTGCAGAATGAAGTTGTTGCCTTCAGGGATGAAATGTTGATGGATATACATGCTGCGCCTACCTTAGATAACCCTTTAGCTCATTTTCCAAAAGAAAATTATAGTCATTCTCTCCTTAATTTCCTTGAAAGACCTATGTTAGCTGCTTCTTTTTCCTGGACTGATACTCTTCCTTTTAATACAAATTTAATTACCATCGATCCTTATGTTGTTTTACTGAACAATACTAACACTTATACTAAGATCACTGGTTTTCGTTATTTTAGAGCCGATGTTGAATTTACTTTACAGGTTAATGCTGAACCATTTCAACAAGGGGGTTTGTTGTTGTGGTATTTACCAGCACTTTCTACTGGTTCCGATCAATACTCGCAGAAATCAGTAATGGCTGGAAAGACTGGAACACTATCAAAAGTTTTTAACCTTTCTGATGCTCATACTATTAAGTTTAAGATTCCTTTTACTAATCCTATAAATTTTTGTGATATGATTAATCCTTTTATAAATGCGATGGGAACTTTTTATATAGATGTTTATGCTCCATTGGCTGTTGGTACTGTTCAGATGAGTCTTTTTGTTAGATTTTTGAATCCAGAGTTGGAGGCACCAACATCGTTTGTAAATTTACCACCAGGAGTTAAGGCTCAGGTGGGGGATGAAAGTGTTAAGATGGAGAAAAGTGGAACTGTTGTTGGCAAAACAGTTGCATCTAAGGTTGTGAGTGCTATTGGGAGTGTCGCGTCATCAGTTGGGTCTTTCTTTCCTGCTGCAAAAATAGTTACTACGCCACTATCGTGGGCTTCTTCTATGGTTGGTGGTTTGTTGTCTTCTTTTGGGTGGTCCAAACCAGTATCAGTTCAAACAACTGATATTGTCCGTCAGAAAACTAATAGGTATTTTCAAAATTTTAATGGGATTGATACTTCAGAAAATTTGGGTTTAGATTGTGATAATGCAGTAGATCAGTTTCCATTGTTTGCTACGGATTTAGATGAAATGGCATTTGATAATATTGTTACTGTTTTTAATTATGGGGATCAATTTAATTGGGCTACTACTGATGCAGTTGGCGCTACCTTATTTAGTGTCACTATAACACCTACTATGTTTGATAAAATTGCAACACAAGGTACATCCCCTTTGCAGTATAGAACGTTGAATTCGACTTATTTGTCATTTGTTTCCCATTTCTTTAAATATTGGTGTGGAGATATAACTCTTCAGTTTAGAGCTTTTAAAACAAATTATCATTCGGGGCGTTTGCGTATCTCATGGAATCCTGGTGTTAGTTTAGGGACAGCAGCCAATATGCCTGAGGGTATGGTGTATTCTGTTATTTGGGATCTCAGAACTCAACATACTACAGCTGTAACCGTACCATATATGTCGAATATGCCTTGGTTAGAGGTTACGAGTTTTACTGAGGCTATAAAGGGAGCCCAAGTACCCACAGCTAATGGCTTTTTAACAGTAACTGTTCTAAATCCATTGGTAGCAGTTTCAAATGCGCCACAGAGTTTTCAAATCAATGTGGAAGTTGCCGGTGAGAGGGGTTTTTCATTTGCCTGTCCTGTTAATCCTCATATGCAACCTATTACGGATACAACTGCCCAAACATGGGATGGAACTACAATTATTTCAGAAGGGTTGAGAGATGTTAATGTGGATCGCCGGGTTCAGGCTCAGGTTGGTGATGATTCTGGTCTATCAGATGTGGACAAATATATCACTCAATTTAAGCCTGATCGTAGGTTGATGGTTGGCGAGCGTTCTACTGTTGGAGAAGTTATTGTTTCTTTTAGACAACTCCTCAAGCGTTTCTCAGCATATATGTTGGCTAATGTCAATCCTGTTGATTTGTCAAATGTGGGTAATATTCAAGGTAAGGTGTTGATTGATGGTGATAACCAATCAACTCTCATTTTTATGGATCCTTTTCAATTGTGTAATCCTCCTCCCCAGAATCAATTTGATACTGTAACTGGAAATTATTATAAGAATTATCTCTCAGATTTAATTAATATTGTGGGTGGAATTTATGCGTTCTATCGTGGTTCTATTAGATACAAGGTATATATTAGTCAGAATAGTACAGCTTATACAAAGTGTCTGGAGACGAAGATTTATCCGAATGCTTTGGATGCTGCTATTGATTACTTTGATCTTGTGCCAGGATCTCCTGGATATTATGGATGGAATTCGGATATAACAGGTACTGCTTTACAGTACACAGAGAATGAGGGCATAATGGAATTTCAAGTACCTTTTTATTCCAGAACATCACATGTCCTTGTAAAAGATGAGACTAAGGAATATACTGGATCATTTTTACCATGGGTTGGTTTTTGCCAATTTAATGTGGCACTCTCAATTGATGCGTTTCCTTTTGTTTATAGAGCTTTAGGTGATGATGCATCGTTTGGATTTTTGTGTGGTGTCCCTCTCTTACAATATGTTTCTCCAGCAGGTTCCTCGTATGCACCTCCTTGAATAGGTGTTCTAATTTGTGTTTTTATTATTTATTGTTTGCAGTGTTGTATCTCTTCCAGTTTTTGCTGGGGTGTTAATTACTCTATGTGCAGTGCTATGTCTTCACAAATGTAAGGCCCTAAACATGTAATTGCGCATTCCACGTTAGTGGGATTAAGCTTTTGGGTTGATGCCCGCCTTCCCTGAAAAGGGTGGAACCTAGGAGTACAGTTGATTTATCAATATGATCTAGGTGTTTTGGGCTTCTCAACTATGGAGTACTATTTGTGTTTGGTATCACTTATCATACGGTTGTTATTATTTACATCAGTGCTTATTTGTGTATTATTACCGAATTGGAATTGTTTTATCGATGTCTGATAGTGGTGTATCTCTTCCAATATTAATTGGAGTGTTGGTAGTTGTGCGTGCAGTGCTATGTCTTCTCAAGTATAAGGCCCTAAACATATAATTGCGCATTCCGCGTTAGCGGGATTAAGCTGTTGGGTTGATGTCTTCCTTCCCTGAAAAGGGTGGAATCTAGGAGTACAGTTGTTTTACAATATGATCTAGATATTTTTGGGCTTCTCAACTATGGAGTACTATTTGTGTTTGATATCACTTATCGCATTGCTATCATTGTTTACATCAGTGTTAGATTTCGGTGTTTTATAGATGTTTTATATTATAAATGTTGTTTAG